CAGGTACAACAATTTTATTTAACTTAGACGCCTCATACGCCATAAACGCTAAATCCTCTACGCCGATACCTGACGCCATATCTGACGCTTTACGTTTATATTTGCGTTCCCACAAAATAATTACATAAAGATTAGTTACCACCTCATAGGCGGTATCTGCTGTTTCAACTTTTAGTGTGAGTTTCATTATCTGCCTTTTGTGTCGGGCCTTTTCAGGCGTTTAATTAAACTTCAACGACGCTGTAAACTCCGCCCGTAAATGTAACGCTAATTGTACCCAACGCGCCTAGGGCCATTTCGTACGGCAAGGCTTCAAGGTATGCACCTGTAAGGGTCATAGTTGGGTTAGTTGCGGTGCCTGGGCTTGTTGCGCTTGGCGACCACGAAACCGTAGTAGATGTTCCTACCAACGCTTTTAGTGTCGCGTAAGTTTCTGTAGCTGCAAACGATAGGTACAGGTCAAGGGTCAACGTTGAGTTTTCAAGGCCTGCCACGTAAACGCGGGAACCCGAACCAAACGCGGTACTTTCTAGCGCCTCAATAGTGCGGGTAAATGTCAAACCTTGGCATTGGTCTTGCAGCGAAACGCTGTTAACCGTAACGTTTGGTGATGATAGATAAGTGCTAGTAGCCATGGGCTTTACTCCTCGTTTGTGTCTGTCTTAGTTTTAGCACCTTTAGGCGCTTTAACGGTGGATTGTTCTATAAAACCGCCTGCTACCAGCGCGTCGACATTTACGCCGTCTACTGGTTCGTATGTGTCGCCAGGTATACCGATACGGGGGCTAACTATTGTGTACTTCATGTTGTACCTATTCTAGGCGGTTGCCTGGGCTTGTAGGGTTATGGTCAAGTCATACGCGGGTAGTTCGCTGCCCCCAATTACTGCCACGGTTGGGCGCCCGTCGGTTACACCAATTTTTTTAGTAATAACTTTGCTGGCCAAATTAAGTAGTGACCGTTGCGCGTCAAGGTTGCCAGGCCCCAACGTAATTATGCGTATTGGGAATGTCATTTCTACGACGTTGTTACTGAACACGGTAAACGTAGGGGCGTCAATGAACGCACAAGGCGGTACAAGGTTACGGGGGTCTGTTACTACCTGTAGCCCTGTAATGGTCGTTAGCGACGCTGCCAAGTCGTCTAGCGCCTCGTTAAACAGGTCTGTAAAAGCAACAGGCATTTAAGCCACCTGGGGGCGTGGGATACCTAAAAGTTGTTTAATCATTGGCGACAGGCCAACGCTGTTACCTGCAGGCAGTCCGTCAAAACTGGCAAAATCTGTTACCGCGCCGCGTTGTCGATACAAAAAACCACCGTAGGCAATAGTTCCCAGGGTGACGCTGTTACTAGGGCTTGTGCCTTTTGCGTCTATGTATCCGCTTTCTAAACGGCGTTGGAAACAAAAGTCGTTCGAAGCTGCCGCGCATTGTGTAAGAAATGTTGTATCAAGTGCCGACGCGGTGCCAATGCCTAACCAGTCCTCAATTTGTGCCGCTGTAATCCACGTACACGGAATAGTTCCTAGGGTTACGGTTCCTGTTGCCGTGGTGCGCGTAACGTCGCTTGCTGTTTTCGCGTACAGAATTTGAAACGGTACGGGCAGTTCGTAGTTATAAAGTAAATCGCCTTCGTCGTCTACGCCAATAAACAAGTATTCGGGTACCGCTAAAACTGTAACGGTGCCGTTAAATGTTGTGTCAACGCCTGCTACAACAATAGACGCGCCTACGTACACTTCGTTAGGTGTAAGCGTTTCTAAAACTGCGTAGTTGTCTAATAGCGTCTTGTGCGCTACTTGGTATATCTGCGTCATGGCGGTTAGGCCGCCTTTCGGTTAGACGAACTTAACGAATTTTGTAGCGTCTGCCATGAAAGCGGCAGCGTAGCCACGGTACGCAATAGTGCGGCCCAAGGTGCTAGGTACGTCTACTGAAATAGCGCCCTTTTGCTGTTCGTAAAATTCAAAACCTGCAGCTGGCCCCGCTGCGTGGCCCATAAATGAACCTGGCGCGTTTTTGTCAACTACCAAAACAAGGCCTAACGGGTTGCCGTTCCAATTTGCAGCCGACAACTGGCCTGGTGCGTTCATAGCCCCGATTTGTGGGAATACTGGGCGGCCTGTGCTGTCAACCAACGAACCCAACGCGGCCCACGTACCAGGTGTTACGACCATATGCGTAGGTAGGTAGTTGCTTGTATTTGAAATTTGGCGGGCGCCTTCGTAAATTGCTGCAATCCAATCGGCAGGGTCGCTGGTATCGGCAACGGCGCTGGTTTGTGTAATTGCTGCATGGCAAGTATCTACGGCGTAATTATTTGTTGCTTGTCCGTAAGCAATAGCCAACTGGTTTAAAACAATGTTGATACTTGCTGGGTCTGTCCAGTCCAAATCTTGTTCGGACATTGTTACGTAGGTACCAAACGTCAATTTGTTTACGTTGTTATTTGCAACGGTAACAGTCGACGGGTCAAGTGGGTTTAGTTGGCCTGTTGGCTGCTGGGTTACAACTGGGCGAACTGTAATAACTGGGCGGCGGAATGTTGCGCCGCTTCCAGGCATGGCCAATGCGCCGATAGCCGACACAAAAGGGCGAATCGGGTTAAGCGAATCGAACACGCTGCCTGTAATAATTTCTGGCAAAATACCTGGGGTGTCAGCGGTTGTAATGTTTGGCGCTGCAGCTTGTACGCGTGCGTTCATTTCTGCAAGTACGCTGCCGCCTTGCAACGACGCTGCGATAAATTCGCCTGCTGTTGGCAATTTGAATTGGCGCGGCTGTGCGTAAACAACTGGGGCTACGCTTGCGGCTTCGATAACGGTTGGGGTTTCTGTTGGCTGTGTCATGGTGTCTAACTCCTCGTTAGGTGTTTCGGTTTCTATATTATCTACTTCTTGTTCGTCTTGTGGGATACCCTGCGACGCTGCTACGCGGTCTACCGACGCGCCCGCAAAAGCACCAAACGGCACTAACGAAAGTTCTTGCCAATCGGCGGCCTCAATAATCATTGTGCCTTTTTCGTCGTAACTAAAACGGGTTGGGTTAACGCCAACACTTACCGCGTCTAGTACGCCGTCGGCTGCCAATACCAGCGCCTCGTTACCTAACGTGGTTTCGCTAATACGTGCCTCGTACATCATGCCGCCTGGTGTATCAACCATGGCAGTTACAAGTCCTACGGCCTGGGTGCTGTCGTGACCTAAATATAGTTTGGGCATTTTGCCGCCGCTGTTCAAGCTGCCTGGCATAAACATAACTTTTGTACCGTCATTTACTACAGCCTCAACGTTATAAGGCAGGGCAAGGCCAGCCAACGTACGGCGCGGCATACCGTTAGGGCCTGCGGCGTCTAGCGTTAATTCTTGTTGGGTTAATTTAAGCATTTGGCATTACTCCTACTTCGTCTACTTGCGACGGTGTGTCGTTTTCCGATAAATAACTTTCGCTTAGGTAATCCTCAATATCGAATTTAACGTAGGTACCGCGCGGCAATACGTTACCCATACTTAAAGTTTCGGCTATGCAATCCATATACAATTTTGCGCCAAACATATACAAGTCTTGTCGCGCCTGGGTGCTGTTTTGGTAACTGTACGAACCAGTAGCAACGCCCAACAAATACGGCGGGCAGTTGGCCAAACGCGCAATTTCTAGCGCTTGATATTCTGACGCGGCGACCAACATTTGTTTACTTGGGTCTGTTGTTGTTTCGGTGTAAGTAACAAATTCATTTAAAACCGCTACAGAATTTGTAAGACGTGCGTTTTCAAAAGACTGTCCTAATTGCTGTAATTCGGTTTCTGAAAGCGGCTCGCCCGCGACCTGCCGCAAAACGCCATTTGGTATCGTTTGATTTGCTGACCTCATACGGCTTTGTTCTAGTTTAAGCGACGTCAAAATAGCGTTAGGACTTGTATATAACAAACCTTGAATAGGGCTAATAAATTGCACTACGTCGCGGTGGTCGATAGGTAAACCGCTAAACATAATTTGTTTAGACGGCGCAAAAAATACGGGGCCTGCTTGGTCTTGTGTTAAAACCATGGCGCTAGGCATACGTTGAAACGCCTTGGGGTATCCGTCGCTTGACCTCTCAGTAACGTACAAAAAAGCCCGCTGCGTGAAAAATAAATCGTCAAATAACCATGAAAATAGCGTGCTATTTGGTAGCGACGGGTCTAATTGTCGTGTCCATGCGCGGGGGGCAATTTCGATTTCTTCCATTTCCCTATCGACAGGGTTCCACATTTCGTTATACATTTTTAGTGGTGTACAGCCAATTACTGAAGCAAGTAAATCGCGTGCGCGTGTAATTGCAGGTACGGCCATAGCGCGTTGACGGTTATTACCTTGGGTAAACGCATAAAAGTTATCTAGTTGTGACGCGCCAACATTTGAACCAGTAGCAGCCGCTTTTACGGTTGGGCCAATCGCGGCCTTGTTTACCTTGTTAAATAACGCCATGCGTTTAGTCTGCCATATCTAGTAAAAGTTTGGTGGCACTACCCACGGTGAAGCGGTCTATTCTTTTCCCGACGAAAAGGTAAGCCGTCGCGGATAGTGCCACCACAACATTAGCGGTTTAGCGTAACTACTAGCGGTTTGCCCACTAGCTGCGGTTTTGACGCCAACGCTGCGGCCCATACCATGCACCTAGCCAACGTAATAGGCCCAGGGCTACGGGTCGACGATAGGGCTACGCTGCCTTGGTGTTTAATAAGTACCGCGCGTTCGACGTGTTCTATTAACTGGTTTTCGCCGTGGTGGTATATACGGTTTTCTAAAATCATATTTTTAACGGGGCTAGTCCATTTCAATAATTCTCGATAACCAACAATAGTTTTACGGCGTTCCATATTTGGCGGTAAATGTATTTCTAGACCTGGCGTAATTGCTAACCGTAGCGTTGGGCCTGCCGCTATTTCGTTTTCTACTAGGCGCCACATTTCGGCAAGTGTGCCCGCAACAAACGCAACAGTTATAGCCGTTTTTAGCCCTACCTGTATAGCCCGAACTCCGACATATAACGCGCCGTCTTGGTCTACCTCAATAGCAAGTATTCCGCCTGGGGGTATTGGGTCATCACTTTTTAGGGCTTCAAATACCCCAGGTTCCAGCCAGCCGTTTTGTGTTGCTGTCCAGGTGTTAACCGACGCACGTAAAAAGGCGTTACGGTTTGGCGCTTCGCTTTCTGCCTCGATTACTTCCATTTCCAACGTATGGCCTAACGCTGGGTTTGCGTACGCCCAGGCTTCGGGTGTCATTAAATCCATTGACGGCGGGGGGCTAAATTCGGCAAAATATAGTTTTGACTGTTCGCCACTATCTATAGCGCGTAGTCCTTGTTCTCGCCAACGCAACATGGCTTTACTATCTTGCGTGCCTGCAGTAGACATCATTACAAACAACGGGTTTTTGCGGGCGCGTTGTGACGGTAGCAAACCCTCATCTATTGCAGCTTCGCTAATGTCCCAAACTTCATCGGCTACTACTAAATCGACGCTGTAACCGTGACCAGCTGCAGGCGTGGCCGCGCGTGGAAACCAAACGCTACCGTCAGGCATTTTTAACACCATGCGCCCATAAGACCACGAAACCGACGCCCCAAACTTAACTTCCAACGTAGGCGCTAAATATGTATACAACGCGGTAGCCAAATCAAGTTTGTGTGCAACAGTAATAACAGTTTGCGCCTGGCCACGCGCTTTTCCTTGCGTAGTTAACCACCAACCAACAAGCGCCGCAATAGCAACCGTTTTACCGTTCTGTCTCGCAACAGACACAAGGCCTACACGGTGCAAGTAATCGCCGTTGCTATCCATAGATGTCAAACCATGCAAAATGTTTAACTGCCAAGGCATTAGGTCTACCCCTAGTACCTGTTTCGCAAAATCCCCAATTTCATTTACAGCCGATTTTTGACCGCTAGCCGTGGTCGTAACCAATCGCGGCATATCGTGACCAGTTCGCGCCAGTTCCGCCAAATCCTTATGATATATAGGGTTAATATCT